TCTAAATCATTATATATACCTCCACTTTTTTGCGGAAGGGGGGTGGACTTTTCGGTGGAGGGGGGTCTCCGCAATTCTGCGGAGGGGGGTAGCGGCAAAGTCTGATAGATCCGCCGCATCGTGGCCCCCGTTTTGGGATCGTTGGACAGCTGGATCACGATGTATCCGGCGTCCGCCAGCGCGGCAACCAGACGGCTGACCGACTTTGCGTTCCACTTATGTCCCTCGGCCAGCTCCTGGTTGCTGGCGTCGCAGTAGCCCTCTTTTCCGACGAAGTGCATGAGCGTCGTGATCTCGCCATAGAGCAGCTTCGCGTTCGCACTCAGCGCATCGTCATAGAGCACCGGGGCCGGGATATTGGCCCAGTAGGCCCGCACCTGTTTTTCTGCCAAAAATCATCACCTCCGCCCCTTGCATTTTAGAGAAACTTATGGTAAGATATAGATGCTTTCATGTTGCCCTTATCGGGTGACAGTGACCGTGCAGCTGTTCCAGCGGCTGTGCGGTCATTTTTTTGCTTTCTGGAGCTTGTTCTGATAAGCACGGATCTCGCCCTCCTTGCGCGTGGTGTAGTTGCTGCAGGCCCGCTTGATCGTGCCGAAGTAGCAGCCCTTGGTAAACTGCGCCGTCTTTTCGTCATAGATAAACGTCGCGTGATTGAGCTTGCTGCGCGTACCGAGGACGATATACCGGCCCGGCGACACCTTGGACTGCAGCAGGATGTCATATCCGTCGAATTTGTTGGGAACCATAAAAATACCTCAGATCATACTGTAATTGGCCAAAACCGGGAACACGATTGCGATGAACGCAATCCCGCCCAGAATCAGCGCGTTGTTGAATGCTCGGAACATGTCCATACCTCCCTCCCGTGAGATAGGACGGAACGCCTAACGCTGGCGGTATGTGACAGCCATTGCGTACTTGATAATGTCCTGCAGCTCCTCCACGATCCGGTCGTACTCCGGCCGCTCCTGCTCATCGATCACACCGTCTCTCGCGATCGCAATCAAGCGCCGGTCCGTCTTGTTGTCCGCGAACGCATAGACCGCGTCCAGCAGCTGCAAAACCGCTTCTGGCAGAGCCAGATCACCGGTGTCCGGGATCAGACGCTGCGCGATCTCACTGGTCTGCCGCAGGTGCTGATAACACAGATACTGCGCATCGTAGATCTCCGACATACGGACGACGGTGTCAGAATTGGGCACACGCTCGCCGGATTCGTATTCGCGCAGGCTGCGCACGTTGATCGGGATCTTTGCTGCGGCGGCTTCCTGCGTCAGTCCGCGGGAGATCCTTGCCGCCCGGTAAATATTCTGCTGCATCCATACCTCCATCGGCAGCACTTCCGCCGCCATACACCCGGCACCGGGGCCGTCTCGGCCTTGCCCGTGCCGGTCAAACCTGATACCATGTCACCATGGATACGTGATCGCCTCGCGCACATCTTCAATCGGCACCGTCAGGCACCGCAGAAGCCGCAGCGTCTTATCCATGTACCGCGTCGGCGAATCCATCAGCCGGTAAAGCGTCGCCTGACTGACCATCGCGTAGGTGCAGGCCTGCTCGATCGATACATGCTGCGCGGACATTTCGCCGCGGATACGCATCCGGAGCAGATAGTCAGTATTCCGATCTACCTTAGCCTTTGCCATTGTCCGGCCCTCCCGAGCGCCAAACCACGCTGTCTTCATCATTCAAGTACTTGCGAATGTCGCGCTTAAATCTCTCGCCGTAGCCGCCCTCGCAAACTGTGCGGTAAAAGACATTGATGATATAAGTCGCTGCGATCAGCAAATCTATGTAGCTGCCATTCACATGCGCAATGCTGTTGGATATGCCGTCAATGCCGATCTCAACATGCAGGCGGGGCTTGCTGTCCTTGCCCATCTGGTGCATCCTCCTCTCTGTACAAATCGTCGATCGTGCAGTCTAAGGCATTGGCCAGCAGAGGAAGCAATGCTGCGGCCGGATAGCCGTCTCCGCGCTCCCATTTGCCAACGGCCTGATAGCTTACGCCTACACGCGCAGCGAGTTCGTTTTGCGACAGGCCTGCACTCACACGTCTACGTCTTAAACCTCTCGTTGTTCTCACCTCCGTTCGCAACCTTAGGTTGTATTTGCATTATAACGCTACTTTTAGTTGCTGTCAAGCCCTTTTTTATTGCAAGCTGCAACTATTAGTTGTAATATTTTCATAGGTGATGCTTATGTTTTGTGATAACCTTCGTGCTGCACGAAAAAAAGCTGGCTTTAGCCAGCGCGAAATTGCCGAAAAGCTGTATGTCTCGGCACAAGCTGTTGGCAAATGGGAACGTGGAGACGCTACGCCCGGCCCAGATGCAATTATGCAGCTGGCTTCAATCCTCAACGTGTCGGCAGACGAATTGCTAGATGTGCAAATAAAAAAAGGCCCTGCCGAGCTTCACGCCGACAAGGCCCAAAAGGCATATAACATTATTCGCTCACTGCCGGAGGACAGGCAGACTGAGGCGCTTCGCTATCTTGAGTTTTTAGAGCAGCAAGGTAAGTAATCAGCCGGTCGAGATCGGCATCCGATAGGTTGCATAAACGATCAAGCAGGTCTTCCATTGGCGTCCGTCCTTTCTTTATCTAGCACTCTTATATTTTAGAGCAGATGTTCGTGTTATGCAAGAGAAGAATTTGACAAAAATTTGTCGATAAATTGGAGGGGTTGACATGACCCGCATATGGCGCAGGGTGCTGCTGGTGCTGGCATGCTGCGTATTCGCGACTGTCGCGTGGTGTGGAGCGCTGTCCCTCGCCGGTACGATCTCCGCTGTCCGCTCCTATCAATCGTCGCCCGCGGAGATCCGGGGCGCCGCAGATGCGGCTGTCCTGCCCGCCGCAGATCCGCCCTTTACCGGAAGCGACGAATACACCGAGGAAGAGCAGGCTGAAGCAGCGGAACGCTATTATGCCAGCATCGGCGGCGATCCGCTCGACGTAGAGCCGCTGGAACCGATCATCGGGGATTTTGTTTCGTTTATTCCTTACACACCGACCGGAGACGAGGCACAGATCTCCAGCGCGTCGCAGACCTTTATCGTCAACACATCAAGCGGTGTCTTCCACCGCCCCGGCTGCTGTCACATCGACCAGATGAACAGCGCGAACCGCACCACCTTTAACGGCACGCGCTCAGAGGCTGCGGCCCTGTATACACCGTGCAAGGACTGTAATCCGTAGGAGGCTGCTATGGCAAAGCGGAAATCCATCATCCCCGGCTTCAGCTGGAATCGTGTGCTTGGTATCACAGCTGCAAAGCAAAAGATCGCACGCGCGACCGGTATCCCGACGACAAAGCAGGGCCGGAAGCGCAAACTGCAAAGCTCGCTTTGGACAGCGGTTGCGTTTGGCGCTGTTGCCTCCGCAGCATCCAAGCCCCAAGCGCCTACGCCAGAGGAAGCTGCGCGATGCCAGGAGATCAAGGAAAATGGTCGGCGTACCCGCCGCAACATTCTGATCGCAGTTGCAGTCATATGTATTATCTTTTATATCATCGTCAATTTGTTCCCCGGCTTGGTTAGCTAATCGCCTGTTTGGGGGTTGCCCGCGCCGGTTGCCGAACACCGGCACGGGCTTTTTGTTTGCGCAGGCGACTGGGAGCCGTCTGTAATTTCATCATGGCAAATATAGGATAGTTTTGTAAATCCGTCAGGATGGGTTTTGCGCAAAAATTCGCCACCATGCGTGTGGTTTTTACATATGGAGGGATGGTTTTTGTCGGAAAATTTGTGGGAAACGTGCCGGAAAGCCAAGGATACGATGCAGCCGCGTAAGACAAATCAGGATATCGCCGATGAATCAGGGCTGTCCGTCAACGCTGTCGGGCAGTTTCTGCGCGGCGAAACAAAAAGCCCGTCCGTCGATACGGCCGGGCCGATCTGCGCGGCACTCGGCGTATCCATGGATGAGCATTTCGGGGTGGACGCTCCAGCGGAGGACGATACATCAGAGGTCGAGCGCCTGCGGCTCCAGCTGGAGAATGCAGAGCGCGTGAACGCGATCTATGAAAAGGGTCTCAAGCGCAAGAATGTGCAGTTCTGGGTATTATCGGCCATTGTCCTGATTGTGCTGCTTGCCCTGCTGGTCGACCTGTGCAATCCGAATGTCGGCTGGATCCGCGCAGCCTTTACGTCGCATATGGAGGTGTGGCCCGCTTGAAAACACCAAAGCCCCGCAAGCTGAAATCCGGCAGCTACTTCGTCCAGCTCCGCCTCGGCGGGGAAAGTATCTCCATCACGAGGCCTTCGGCGCGCGAGTGTACGCAGGCTGCCATGGAGATCAAAGCCGCGCATCTGGCCGGCCGCAAGATTGTATCAAAATCCGAAATGACCGTCGGGCAGCTCGTGGACGCATACATCAAGAGCCGCCCGGTAAAGACCTCCCCTGCC